TTCTCATTATCTAATCATCCTTTCGAAATTTTAGGCATTAAAAAAACCGGTTAAAATCTGCATCAGAGTTTTTTCCGGTTCCGGTTCTTTTGGATTTGCAGGTTGTGGTTCCTGCTGTTTCAGTTTTTCTAACAGCTTCTGTACGATGCTGTCTTCGTCAATCTGGATAGGTGTTTCTTTCTTTTCCGCCATTTTTGCAAACAGCAGTTTTCTGGCATTCTGGCTTGGATTGTTGTTTTTACCGCTGCTTTCGATAGCAGTTGCAAACCCCCATACCAATGCATCAGTTGGAGCAATCCAGCTTTCCTTATCCATCAGGTCTTTCACTTTTTCCTCGCTAATGGTTACGCCGGAGAGATATGCAGAAACTGCCGCCTGATTGATGGTGTCTAAATCCTCTGCCTGTTTGCGCAGTTCATCGGCATTGCCGCTTGCCCAAGTCCATGCATTATGAATCATCAGCAGCGAGGATTCATTCATAACGCGCTCATCACCCGCCATAAAGATTACGGATGCAATAGAGCATGCAAACCCATCACACACAGTAACAATTTTTGCTTTGTGGCGTTTCAAAGAATTATAAATAGCGAGCCCCTCTGCCACTTCACCGCCGTAAGAATTGATATATACATTGATAATATCTACATCCAGTTCCGCCAGCTCTTTTGACAGATTGTATGCGCCTACTTCGCCCAATGATTCCCACGGCCAGCTGGTGATGTCACCATAAATGTGCAAATCAGCCTCTTTTTCAGTCTGAATCAACTGATAAAATTTTTTCATTTCGTTTCACCTCCTCCTGCCAGTCTTAGCACTTCTTCAATGCTTGCGTAATTCTTGGTGATAAAGTGCTTATCTGCCCAGTCTTCATCAATCGGCGGCAATCCTGCTGCTTTCAGAATCATATTGACTGTAAAGACACCACTGGATACCAGTTTGTCTATATTGTTCGCCTGAGCGAACATATCAAAGTGAATCAGCGTTGATGTATCAATGCGCAGATAATTTCCCTTGCTGAATTCGCTATACCCATAGCGCTTTCTGTTGATTTCCTCCTGCAGCTGATCGCATAACGGGTCAATGCATAAAGTCAGCCAGCGGATAAATGCATCAGATGTTCCTGCAACTTCGCCTGATAACAGCACAGTCGGAATATGAAAGGCTCTGGCAGTAAAATCAAAGATATCATCATACAGCGCACGGATATCTCTGGTTGTGCTCTTGCTGCCTGTGGCCATGTTCTGCCAATCATAACCGTCATGCTCTACCAATACACCATTTTCAGACTTCATGTACGGGATAATTTGATTTTGCATTAGCTCCTGAAACTGTTCCTGGAATGTCGCATCGCCTGATTGAACATTTGCAACATGTACTTTCCAATGCTGACCAAGCTCATATCCAAAAGCTTTTTCTGCTGCAGAAATCATTTTGCTGTAAGTGGAATACATGGCATCCAGCACTTTCTTGATGTCTTTATTGTTCAAACGCAGATGCAGCGCATCCTGTTCTATGAATGTATTGGCATAGGTTTTATCTCCAATCACAATATTTTCATAGATATTCTGTTTCACAGGATACGAATGTTTTTGTGTAAAGCTGTCCGCAACATTCAGATATTCTGCGCCTCCCGGTCCAATGCTGCTGATTACCAGTGCTTCATTATCACGGTACAGCCGATTCACCAGCTTATGCAGAAATACTGTACTGTTCTGGTTCGGGTTTGGCTCCACATTCCAGGTATAATATTCTCTTCCCTCGATTTCTTTGTTGTTTTTATAGGTTTTGAATTCGCATTTCCCTAATGCGTTGGCGATCATATTCACGCAACTTTCAAAAGCCAGTTCTCTGAGCGCATATTCCTGCGCAAGTTCGATAAAAACACTGCAATCCATTGCGGTGCCTGTACTGGTTTCCGTTGCTGTTTTTCCGACAAGCCACTTGAAAAAATTTAACGCCACTCTCTCACCCCCTTTGTTTAGAATGTAAATGCCCTGATTTTATTCGGGGGCATCACAGGCTGACCATTTCCGAGCACAGATTCTACTGTCATACTTGCCACCAGTGCCATAAACGGGTCTGTCTTACGGCTTTTGGCTTCAATTTTCGCATAGATAAAATTACCTGTGTCGCTGCCTTCTTTCCGGCTGGAGCGAACACGTTTTGTGTTATTGACCGCCCATCGCAAATGCGGCACATCGCCCCATGAAAACAAATTCCGGTTGAAGCATTCCTGTATCACCGGTTCTACCTGCATAATATCGCTTGGTCTTACCAGTTTTACTTTGTTTTTATCTTTTGCATCAAAGCCGATACGCCTTAAACTGTCTGCCATCAATGTCCATCGGTAATGGTCCATGGCAAGCATTTTGATATTGTACTTCCTCCCGGCCTCTGCGATATAATTTGCTATCAGATCAGGATGAATGGATACATCATCCACCACAGTGACATGCCCCTGTTCCGCCCAAGCCTGCCATGGCGCTTTCACTCTGTGCAGTGTTTTGGACTGCAGGCAAATCCATGCATGATTGATATCAAATCGTTCTTCACCGCGTCTGAAATGCATATTTACCGCCGTCCAGTCGTTTAGTTCCGCATAGTCAATGCCGACCGTACAGCTCCATTTCTGCATATCCGGCAAAGGTTTGTTGGTAGCAATAACATTTTCGTAATCAGTTACCGAAATTTCCTTTGCTCCTGAACGAATGCCCATGCGCTTTGTCATAAAGTCGCCATTCTGTTCCGGATGTTCCAGCCATTCCAGATATTCTTCCTCTGTTTCTGCCATCAGTTCCGGCAGATATGGCAAAGATGGGTTTGCTTTCTGCCAGTTGTTTTTATCGTGCACATCCTCTTTGCTGTCTAACCTGCAGATGAACGGCAGGAAACCGTTGTCGTCTTCATCTTCAAACAGAATCCTCTCCCCTCTGGCAATATAATCATCCAATGGACCATCTGATACATCGCCGTTAGAAGTAAAACAGCCAACGCGAGGTTGTGCAACCTTGCCCTGGCCGGTGATAAAAACTTTGATATTGTCATAGTTCTGGTACTGGTGCACCTCATTCAACACAACTTTACCGGAGCGCAATCCGTCACGGCCTTTCGGGTTATTGGTGTGCCCTTTCATAACGCCTTTCATCTTGCGTCCCTGTATTACTTCTTTCGTGTGATAATAGAATTTATTTAGCTTCTTTTCATGCTTTGGTGTTTCCAGCACTTCTATTAAGTCAAGCAATGGTCGCATCGCCTGGTCTTCATTGTTGGCGCAAATGTCAATGTTGTAATGCGGTACCGGATTGTACGGACTTAATGAACACATACTGTCATATGCAATATATCCATCTTTCCCTGCCCCTCTGCCAAGCAGACAAAACAGCCACTTCCAGCGTGGGCGCTTTGTCTTTCGCCAATAGGTGCAGTTCCAGAGAACAAGTACAAATTCTTCCCACGGAAATAATCTCTCATACGGGAAGTATTTCACCAGACTCAGGTATTTTTCCGCCTGTTCCAGATCCACATAAATATCATCATTAGCAAAGCATTTTCTGATATATGCTGCCAGTGCTTTTTGCTCTTTGCATGCAATTCCGTTTTCGACAATCTCTATATAGTTAAGGACATATGGTGGAATATCACAACTCATCTTCCTCACCACCAAAGTCTGCTTTGGCTTTTACTGCCTGTTCTCTAAATCCCAGAGCAGAAAAAATATTCAGCATCTGAGATGATACACGGATTGCAATGCCCAGTGATTTATTGTCTGTGGTGCCATGCTGATTTTCACCGTTTTTGTACTCTATAGAAACGCCTCTGTCTCTGATATCCTCATTCAGCATTTTCAGCTGCACCCACAATTCCATATATTCTTCTACTTTGTCGATATACGGACGAGAAATCAGGCCTCGTGCCTCCAGATCATCCAGCATTTCCTGCTTTAATTCCTTGTACGCTTTCGTGCTTTCCCATTTCTTTTTCTTCGCCATTTTTCTCACCGCCTCTCTGTATACCACACCCTTCACGCGCGTGTGTAAAAATCTCTCCCTTGTCTCAGGACCCTCGACCGAGTGATTTTCGCAAAAAAGTGATTTTTTTGACCGGGGGGTATCTAATCCCATCGTTCTTCGTTTGTGAATCCCTTTGGTTCGCTTGCTATGTACTGCCGCTGGCTTTCCGGATGCAGTTCCTCGTGGCATTGTTTGCATACAGTTATCAGCTGCCGTTCTTCCCCATCCCACATGGAGAGCGCAAGGTCTGGTCTATCTTTTAAATGCTTCACATGATGTACAATATAACCTCTGCGATATCTGCCTTTTGCTTTGCATATCTGGCATTCATAATGGTCATGCTTCATAACCTGCTCCCGCATCCGCTTCCAGACAGCCCACTGGTAAAAGTTATCTGCCTTGCCGTCATCAATCAGCCTCTGCAATTGCTCAACCATCCGTGCATCATCCTCTGCAAATACAAAAAGACAACCCGAAAAGGATTGTCTTTTGTAAAAATTTATAATTATTTTCAAAAAATTTCTTCAATATGTATTGACAACCACCATATAAGGTGGTATAATATAACCATACCAAACGAAAGGAGTTGAAAGCCTATGAGTGATACGATAGAAATAATAAAGGACTTACTGGAAATCGTCGTACTCTTACTCACAGCCCGCCAGCTGATAAAAGAAGACGATAAGTAGCAAGTCCTAGCGGGAGAGAAATCTCCCGCCCACCCTGTGGTGGCATTTCTATTATATCATGCACGGCAAAAAATATGAATAGAAATTCAATAAATATTTTGCTCATTATTATTGTATTGCTTAACGTATTCGATGATGCAGCGACGCTTTCGTTGCTGGATATTATCAAATACATCCTGCTGATTCTCTGCTTTTATCTCAACAACCGAAAGGATTGATTCTATGAACCTTCGTGCTATTCGTCTGGAGCAAGGTTTGTCTGTTCCAAAGCTATCTGCTCTAGCTGATGTACCGGTGCGTACCATTGAAAACATTGAACGTAATGATGAATGCAAAGTATCCACTGCCATTAAATTAGCAAAGGCGCTCAATGTTACACTGGATGCGCTGTGCATCTCTGAAACCGAATAAAACAACAAAAGCAGGTTACCGTTTCCGGTGCCTGCTTTTGTTGTTCATAAGGAGTGCACAATCGCTCGACCAAAAGTAGCCCCTGGCAGGAATCGAACCTGCGTAACCTCCAACAACAGAGGCGTAGAGTGAGGCTGAATGACCAGCCTCTGCGCCTGACCCTGAACTCATAGCAACTCATGTCTTTCCTTCGTAAATCCCAGTTTA